CTCAAGCAGAGCGTGTTAAAAACTACATGAATTACCAGATAACTTATGAGATGGAAGAATATGATCCTGAATTAGATCAAATGTTATTTTATCTTCCAATCGTAGGTTCAGCATTTAAAAAAGTTTATTTTGATCCAACAATGCAAAGAGCCGTTAGTAAGTTTGTGCATTCTGAGGACTTAATCGTTCCTTACAGCGCAACAGACCTAGCGACTGCGACAAGAGTAACTCACTGCATTCGTATGGATAAAAACGAAATTAAAAAATTACAATTATCAGGATTTTACAGAGATATAGACCTTCCTAGTTCTGGCGCTGATTCAGATGGCACGAATGATGTGAAGGATACAATCAATGACATAGAAGGCATTACGAGTAGCTCTTCACAAAATGAAGAGATGATGATTTATGAGGTTCATACAGATTTAGATATTGAAGGCTTTGAAGATATTGGAACTGATGGTGAACCAACAGGATTGAAAATGCCCTATATTGTCACAATCATGGAGGACACTGGGGATGTCTTATCAATCAAGAGGAATTTCAACGAAAGTGATCCACTCCGTAGGAAAGTGCCTTATTTTGTTCATTATAAGTTCTTACCTGGGCTTGGGTTTTATGGTTTTGGTCTTACACATACTATAGGTGGTCTTTCCAGAGCCTCTACGTCCATTCTAAGGCAGTTAATAGACGCTGGTACACTATCTAACCTACCAGCAGGTTTCAAGGCTAGAGGAGCTAGAATAAGGGATGATGAAACACCTCTTAATCCTGGCGAGTTTAGAGATGTTGATATGGTTGGTGGCGATCTAAGATCAGCCATTATGCCATTGCCATTTAAAGAGCCATCACAGACATTATATTCTCTTATGGGAACATTAATAGATTCTGGCAGACGCTTTGCGTCTATGGCTGACATGAAAGTTGGCGAGATGAATGGCAACGCTCCTGTTGGCACAACTATGGCTATTATGGAGCGTGGCACGAAGGTCATGTCTGCCATTCATAAACGTCTTCATTATTCACAAAAGATTGAGTTTAAATTACTGGCTCGTGTATTTTCTATGGGTGTTCCAATGTACCCTTACCAAGTGCCAGGTGCGCCACCAGAAATTAAACAAATGGATTTTGATGACAGAATAGATATATTGCCTGTCTCCGATCCTAATATATTTTCAATGTCACAACGTATTGCTTTAGCTCAAACACAATTACAGTTAGCTCAAAGTAATCCAGAAATTCATGGGCAGAATGGCATGTATCAAGCCTATCGCAAAATGTATGAAGCATTAGGCGTTACGAACATAGACCAAGTGTTGCAGCCTCCCCCTCAACCTATGCCCATGAACCCAGCAAAAGAAAATCAAGAGGCATTAAGGTTAGCTGTGTTGACTGCGTTTCCAGAACAGAACCATCAGGCACATATAACAACTCATTTAGCTATGTTATCAACACCTGTTGCACAATCTAACGCATCTATACTTATGACACTTCAAGGTCACATATCTGAACATATAGCTATGATGTCAGAAATAACTGCACAGCAAGAAGTTATGGCATCTATACCACCAGAGCAACAAATGATGATGCAACAAGACCCTAATATGCAAAAACAAATTGCAGATCAAGTAGCATCAAGAGCTGCAGAAATATCCGCTGAAGTAAGTGAGCAATACGCACAATCACTAACTCCACCTCCACAAGAAGATCCTCTTGTTAGTTTAAGAAAACAAGAATTGGCTCTTCGTGGTTCTGAAATACAACAAAAAGCCGAACAATTTCAGAAAAAATCAGAAATGGAGATGCAAAAAGAGTCTAACGACACAATGATTGATACTCAACGTCTTCAGCAACAAGAAGATATTGCTCAAGACAGAATACAAACTCAACGAGATATAGCAGCGATGAATGCTATGGGAAGGAATAAAAATGGTTAGTTCAGTTCGAGCAGGAATGATTGCACAAGAAAAAGAAAAGAAGAGACAAAGAAGAATATTAAAAGAAATAAAAAAGGACATGGAGTCTTCATTTATTTCAGTAGACATGTTTAATAACAAAAATCAAAAAGTTGAAGAAGAGGTTATAGAGAATGTCGAACCAAAAGAGAAACAAAGTGCAAAAGAAAATAAACCAAAGAAAAAAGGTAAAGCCAAAAAACAAAGCAAAAATAATAACAAAGTTCTCAAAGATAGCTAGACCGCAAAGATTTGAAGGCGTTTTTTAATGGAGACCTACTATAGATCCAGTAACCATATCGTTAGCCGTTGGTGTTGCAAGTAAAGCCTTCGATGCAATTAAAAAAGGATTCTCAGTTGGTCGTGATATAGAACAAATGTCAGGAGACATTGGTCGTTGGATGGGAGCGGTATCAGATGTTGATAATGCAGAAAAACAAGCTAAAAATCCTCCCTTGTTTGGTAAGTTGTTTAAAGCTGGTTCTATCGAAGAGGCAGCAATGGCTGCGTACGCTGCAAAAAAGAAACTTGAGGAACAAAGATACGAACTCAAGATGTTTTTGAATTTAACTCATGGACCACAAGCATACGATGAGCTTCTACAGATGGAAGGTCAGATCAGAAAACAGCGTCAGCAAACAGTTTATAAACAACAACAAATGAGGCGACAGTTAGGTGAGGGTATTGCTTGGCTGTTATTGGTATTAGTTGTTGGTGGCTTTATGTTGTTAGTAGCATCTATATGGTTTAACAAATCCTATGCAGACGGATATAAATACAAACCTAAATCATTAACTCAAAAACAAAAAATAAATCAAGGTTTAGTAAAAAAACCAAAAATGACCACTTGCCGATTAAAAAAACAAAAAGTTTACAAAGATAAAATGGCTTGTATATATCAAGGTGCTAATAAAACATTTGAACTAGAATTTGCTGATATTAGGATTGGTTGCCCTAAACAATACAAATGCGTTTTAAATCCTAATGGCAAAGAACCATCAATTGATAAAGTAATGGAAAGTTTACGGAGTATAGCCAAATGACAGCCTTTATGCTGTTTTGTACGTTAAATGGATTTTTAGTTAAAGAAGGCACAATTTATTTTCGTAATGTTAATGATTGTTTAATGTATGAAAAAAAACTTAGTAATCAAATTTATATGAAAAATAATGAAAAACAGGTATATGATTGTATTTGCAAATTAATTCCTAAAATTGATCCAGAAAAAGTGAGGGTTTATTGATGACAGAAGAAAAAAAGAAACTAATAAACTTAGATTTAAGTAACAATTCTTTTGAGTTGTCTCTTAGAATACTTGGTAATGAATTTGTTGCAATTAAAATAGGGTCAACTAACTTTAGTGGTAAGTTAATAGCTGGTGGTATATTATTATTATTTTTTACTTTAGTTTTGCTAGAAGGCTTTGGTTTGAATGAGGTGCTTAAACAATGAATGTAGAAACATTTTTAAAATGGAAGATACTACCAAGATTTATGATGCTTGCTAGTACAATAATGTCCTGGAGATGTGCCGAATGGTTTATGGATTTAGATGCACCAACTGCTAGTCAATCTGCATTTGTATCTGTGGTTATGGGTGTAATGACTGGAGTATTTGGTATTTGGATGGGTCACGAACATAAGGGAGACAACAATGTTAACAGCTCTAATAGGACCAGTAAGTAATTTACTTGGTAAGTTTATAGAAGACAAAGACATGAAGAATAAGTTGGCACATGAGGTGGCAACTATGGCAGAGAATCATGCGCAGGAGCTTGCAAAGGGTCAAATAGAGATAAACAAGGCAGAAGCACAGCATAAATCAATCTTTGTTGCTGGATGGCGACCCTTTATCGGTTGGACCTGCGGCATTGCCCTATGTTGGCATTTTGTCCTAGCGCCTGTTACTATGTTTGTGTGTGCTTATTTATCTGTGCAGATACCAGAATTACCAACTTTTGACATGGGTTCACTTATGACGGTTTTGATGGGAATGCTCGGATTGGGCGGCTTGAGGACATATGAAAAGCAAAAAGGATTAACCAAATGAAGAAAAAAATTAAAAAAGTTATAAAAGGATTACAAAAAGCTAGTAAGCTACATGCTAAACAAGCAAAAACATTAAAAACCGTTATAAAAGGTAAGAAAAAATGA